AACAGGAAGAACTCTTAATAGCGGTGTAGTTAAAGGTGGTGATTATCGAGAGAATGCTCGTCCTTCACGTGTTCCTTCTTATCGACCTGTTATGGTTAACACTAGTGAAGATGTGTATGATGCGAGAAACTCATTTGAAGATGCAGATGATGCATATTTTGAGCGCGCTCTACGAGAGGAAATCCCAGAACGTCAAGGAGCAAGACTTATTGCTTATGACTCGGGTAATTCAATCCATGGAAGTAGGTTCCGTCATATTGATGATGATAATATATCTGAAATTAGTTCATCATCGGCTCCTATTCATTCTCTTAATCAAAATCAAAATCAAAATTCTATTCCTATTCATACAGAGTCATTTGAACATTTTGATAAAGAACATGAATCATTTGCAGATCGTGGATTAAATGGTGATTATGATATGTATCAATCACGTGGGTTAGGATCAGGTATAGAAAAAGACTATGATACTAATACAACTACTAATACAAATACTAATACTAATACTAATAACAATAACACTAATACTAATACAAATACTAATACAAATCCTTCTACTCGTAGTATAGAAAAAGAACATGATAAACTCCTCGACTTTGGTCTTTATATTATATCAGGTGTGCTTATGATCTTCACTATGGAGCAAATTCTTCAACTAGGAATGAAAATGAGAGATTAAATATGGTTTCTTTTTCGACTATTCAAAAAGTATTTATGTAGAGTAATGGATATACTCGACATTTTGAATGGCAATACATACCTATCTGCGATTAGTATGATTTTTATGAACTTAGGATCTCGCTATATTTCTTTAGACATTAGTTTAGCACAAGATCGACTATTAAAAAGCCCAATTGTACGCCGTATTACTATATTCTGTATCTTCTATGTAGCTACTAGAGATATCATGATGTCATTCTTGTTACTTGCCGCATTTATTTTCGTAACAAGTCATTTATTACACGAGAATAGTCCTCTAACTATGTTACCAAATAGTGCTAAGGAAGGGCATGTTATAACAGAAGATGAATATAAGCAAGCTAAGAATGTTGTAGATTCTTATGTTAACCAAGATGTTAAAATAGTAAATGATGACGGTCTTACTATTCTAAAAACATTAACGTCTCCATTAGCGGCTATATCACAGGTATTTAAAGGAAAAAAAGGAGAAAGAGAAGAAGAAGAAAAAGAAGAAAAAGAAGACCATTATCCTGCCAAGTATAAGACTGTTATATTGCCTGGAACAACTGATACTCCTTATAACCGAAATGGTTTTGTGTCTTCAGAATATGAATCTGTGAATTTACTCTAGGATTTTCCATTTGAAGTCTTTGTAGACTTCTCCGATCTTACTAGAGGTATGAATGATGTGGCTGGATATTTTGTATGCGCGTGCGGCGGTAGAAATGGCTGAATATGTTTCAAGTACTTCATCTGTTTCAGGATCGATACGTTGTACTTTTTTAGGAGTTGACATATGTCGTACAATCTCTGGAAGAGGCATTGTATATGTCTCCTTAAGGACATCTGAGCAGTCATCATACCACTTCCAACGGTAGCGATTAGAGACCACATTATTGTTTTTTAGTGCATTTGTGACGCTAGAGGTGGCGACACAAGCGCTAATGGCGGCTGATTTTTGATCACTAAACACTTTGATGATAGTCATCTCGTCGATGCTAATCTGAGCAACGTGTCCATGGCGATGCGACTTAGGAGGTACTGGTGTAAAAGTCGCAGGAATCTTATTCCATTCCATACGCGTCGGATCAAAATCTACCCATCGAAATCCATAGAGGATGATGTTTGTTTTGCAGGCTTTTTTGATGTCTGATTGGCTGACTTTTGGGGCATCTTCGCCGAGTACTTGCAAAAAGTTGCGTGCGGCAATCCTGGCATTCTTGTATATCTCAACCGGGGTAGTTAAGTCTTCTGGGTTATAACGATAGAAACCCTTTGTTCCAAGATTGGCAATTGGTTCAGATGGAGATGGAGATGGAAATGGAAATGGAATTGTTTTGATAACTTCGGTGGTTATATTATTTGATTCGTCAGCATTAATATCTGTAACATAAGGTTTGAAAGCAGCGAGGAGTTTCATACGATCAAAAGGAGGCGTATCCTTAAGTATCTCGAGGATACAAATATCTCGTTTTAATTGCATAACTTCAACCATATCCATGATTTATTGTCGGTTTTTCTTGATTTATTAAGCTTTGTGTTATATCTTTACATCAAGATAGAAAGGTGTCCATTTTTTACATGTAGTAAAATCGAGTTAACAAAAACAAAATCACATCTTAATATTGGGCAATATAAGAGAGGTGAATTGTTCTCTACCACAAATCAGAAATTGGTGGAGAATGGATTGATACAGCAGAAGTGGAATGTTCTACCAGGTAGAACTTCTGCTGGTGCATCTGTACATGGCAGACGCCACGCTTGTCTCGAGGACTGTAACGAATAGTGCATATTCGTGGCGTGCTTTTCGATCCCTCCGGAAGGATCGAATGTAAGGGGGTGGGAACAAGTCCCAAATGAAGGTTGAAAAACATGAGAACATACAAGGGTAGATAATGTAGAGATAAACATGGTGTTGCGGGTGTTGCAGGTGTTGCAGGTATTGCGGGTGTTGTGGAAAGCGAGAAGAACAGTTGTGGCGGCGATCATCTTGCAGTATATGTGGGAAAGTGAAATCTCTTGTAGAAGCGAAGGTGAAGGACTCGTAAATATGTTTAAGAGCTATGAGAGTATATATCTTTGACAATTATCCATTTTTTTGAAAATATATATCATAATTCAAAAATAATAATAAAACAATAGAACAATAGAACAAGGGAACAATAAAAAGAGAACAATAAAACAATAGAACAATAGAACAAGGGAACAATAAAAAGAGAACAATAAAAAGAGAGGTAGTTTGTGTCGATCGATGAGTCGTCATTTGGGTATAAAAAAACTCTTTGTCGCGGTGACTATGTTAGAGGAACGACGCCACGAGGTCCCTCATGTACCCACATGATATGGGCGCGAGGGCTCGGCTTGTGGCAGCGAATCGCCGAACGTACATAGAGTATAAAGCCTTGGTCCTCAGGAAACGTTGGACGCGCATTATAGCAATGCATTTGGTGAATGCCACATGCCGGTAGTTGCAAGAGCTAGGGAGGTAGCCTTTGCTTAGGAGCTCGATCATATCGACCAGTCTTAGGCTGGGGTTGCTGCAAAATGCGCGCATGTCCCACGGAAGGCCGGGATTGGCCTTGATGATGTCCATGTTGATGGCGGGGTTGGTTGAGATGTATTCCCAATGGTTGAACATAAGGAAGTGGTCGTGAGCGGGATCGAACACGTCGTGCTCCTCTGGATCCGCTGGGATGTGGCGGATGTCCTCCACTGTGATGTGGTGGTTGTTCATGAGGATTCGGTCGGTGATCTCAACGCCGTGGCCGCGTAACACCGTCAGAGGGATGGTGCGATAGATGTCGGAACGTTCGTACTCGCGGATGTTACGATGCAAGTATTCTAGTTCGTCGGGGGTCAATGCACCAATTAGATCGGCATACGAGAGGCCATTGGATGCCTCACAGAGATTCTCGATCTTCAGGCGCATAGACAAGATTGCCCGCTCGCCCATGAAGAGGCTCTTGATGCGAGCGGCCGCCCGCGACAGAAGCGATACTCCCGGTGTTTGACCGATGATGTACGCGTCGATCCAAGCCACATCCGCCTTTGCGGAGAGCGGGCGGACCTTGTTGTAGAGTCGGTAGACCTTTTCAGAGTACTCAGACGTGAGCGCGCCTGTGAACTCCTTTATGACCCAATCAAGGGTCACTATGGGGTGGAGGAACACAGCGTCGGAGCACTCGGTCGGAGACGGCGTAGGGGCGTCCCAATTTGGGTCATGCTCTCTAGCGAAATCGGCGGGGGCGTTAGGGTTGCATGCATAGTGCCGGGGCTGAACAAGCCGACGGTTTAACTCGTCGACGGGATTGGCGACAATCTCCAAGACCTCTTCCCAAGAAACCCAGGGCGCAGTCACCACGTAGATGCGCTGGTCCATAGGGATGGCGGCAAGGATAGGGTTTTTGATTGGCATTGGGTCTTTGGTACGCCGTATATATGTTAAAGATAACCATCCGTTTTTATGGGCAGAATGAATCGTACAAAAAAATGGATCATCTATATTGTAAAGACTACCAACCACCACTATATATATGACTTTCATCACAAAGGATGATATTCATTTGGTCATCAACAAGACAAGGCAGCCACCCGGTGTCTTTACGTAGGATTTTCGTCCAAAGTGCGTTTGGTTCCGGTATTTTCTTCAACTTACAATTTTTTTTCTCATGTTATAGTATAAAATAATAAAATGGGAGGAGGGTTAATGCAACTTGTTGCGTACGGCGCTTGTCTTGGGTGCCAACAGTAAGCTGCTATTTATGGTTCGTATATCACCATAATAGGTAAACAGTGTAAATATGCGAGTTGGTGTCAAAATGTCTTGATGTCAACTTATATAACTTGCTAGTGAATAGACTCCTTCTACATCCAAATGTTTATTTGCAAGATTGCCAAATTGCGGGAACCTCCTTAGAGCTTTAACTACTACTTATACTTTCGTGAGGAAGTATAATACCACAGGGTAATGACCAGTGGCCTGGTAAAAACGTTAAAGATTGGACAATCCGCAGCCAAGTGTCTTATGCCGTTTAAAGGCAGGCATAAGATAAAGGTTCAACGAGTAGACGGTAATCGGGATTTTATGATAGTCCTAACCAAACTTGAAAATTCATAAGGTGTACTCTGGCCCTAGCAGAAATGCTAGGGAATAGGATTTAGGCCTTACCCGCCTAAATCCGGATATTCCGCAAGATATCTACCTAACCGGTAACCCCCAAATCACCTTCTTTAAAGTCGTCTACCGCCGATACACCTCCTTCTCCATGGAGGCTATCGAGCAGACTTTTAACGGTTCCGTTGACTGGTCGCGCAAAGTGACTTGCACCGTGTCCCGTAACGGTGATCTCATCCACCGTATGTACCTCCAGGTCACCCTACCCGCCGTGCCATCATCATCGATTGCCTGCTTCCGTTGGGTTGACTGGGTTGGCCATGCCCTTATCCGCTCCGTTGAGATGGAGATCGGTGGCCAACGCATTGACAAGCACTACGGTGACTGGCTCCACATCTGGAACGAGCTAACCCAGAACGCTGGCCACAAGGACGGCTATGCTCAGATGGTTGGTCAGGTTCCCGAGCTAACTTCCGCCGTCCCCGCCGGTGGTGTTGCCGAGACCACCCTATACGTCCCCCTCGAGTTCTGGTTCTGCCGCAACCCCGGCCTTGCCCTCCCCCTGATCTCCCTCCAATACCACGAGGTCAAGGTCAACCTCGAGTTCCGCGACAAGTCCGAGGTCTGTGTCTGCCCCGCCAACCAGCTCAACCTTGTTCCCTCCATCAAGGCCGGCTCCCTCTATGTCGATTATATCTACCTTGATACCGACGAACGCCGCCGTTTCGCCCAGGTCTCCCACGAGTACCTGATCGAGCAGCTACAATTCACTGGTGACGAATCCGTAACTTCGCGCGCTAACAAGATCAAGCTCAACTTCAACCACCCCGTTAAGGAGCTAGTGTGGGTTGTCCAGTGCGACGGTAACGTTGCCACCAACTCGGCCAAACTACAGCCCCCTGCTGGTGCCACCTCCGCCCTCAACGGCGTGTACACCGGCCCCCAGTGGTTCAACTACACTGATGCCGCCATTACCCTCGCCAACGGCGTGGCAACTGATGGTGTCAACCCCGTCCAGACCGCTAAGCTCCAGCTTAACGGCCACGATCGCTTCTCGGAGCGTGAGGGCAAGTATTTCAACCTTGTCCAGCCTTACCAGCACCACACCAACGTCCCCACCGACGTTGGCTCTGCTGGTATCAACGTGTACTCCTTCGGCCTCAAGCCCGAGGAGCACCAGCCTTCGGGCACTTGCAACATGTCGCGTATTGACACTGCCACCCTGCAGCTGTCGATCTCGTCGGAGGTCCTCAAGGGCCCCGATGCTGCCGCCTCGCCCGCCAAGGTGCGCATCTATGCTTGCAGCTACAATGTTCTCCGTGTAATGAGCGGAATGGGCGGTCTTAACGTGTTTGTTAACCATATTTATATGATATACAAACAAACCAGGACCAAAAAGCAACAGTCCTTAACAAATCGAGATCTTGTTAAGGGAAAATACTTTGTGTGCTCGATAAAAACACACCAGTTGCTAGTATTTGTGGTAAAAAATCCACAAATGCAACATATCTTGTTGTTCGGGAAACCCCTTACAGCCTTTCTAACCAAGGTTGATTGCGAAAGCGTCAACTGGCCGAGAGTAATGAACTCGGGTATGGTAATATCAGAAAGGATTGGGCAATCCGCATGCTTACTACCTAATAGCGCTATGATAGCTAATGGTAGGGCGTCAGAGACTGAACGGATATGGGTCGTTAATGATGGTTTAATCAACCTGAAACGGCTTAAGATACAGTCCATCCCCCTAGGGAAACTTAGGGGTAGTCGAGTGCTTACAGCAATTAGACGTTACAAATATAATCACAAAAAACATTATAACTATTTTTTACATGTATCATACATTGAGTATGATAAAAAATGATGACTTACGTCACAACTTTTAACATTATATAAGACATTTACGTTTTGTGTTATATTTTTATTAATAAAATCAGTTTTTATTTACAAAAGGGTGTCCATAGTACGGACACCCTTTGTTCTCAGAATACATTCATAATTTTATATAAAATTATTAATAACTATTGCTTCGCTTCAAAGCTGAGCAATAAAATTATTAATAACTATTGCTTCGCTTCAAAGCTAAGCAATAATTTTATTAATAATTTTATATAAAACTATTTTAGATTTTCAAACTTTTATACCAAGCTAAACCCAAACCCAAACCCAAATCTACTTAAAGGGATTACTTATATATAAGTATACTAAAGTGCTTTACTTTAACATCCTTTCGAAATAATGTCTGATGAAACTCTTATGTATGCAAATGACCAACGCCTTCATACTCTTCTTTATGAAAGTATGAATACCGTTGAACAACGTATTTTTATTGATAGCTTCAAGTTGTATCTTGATTATGGTACAGATGATAAAGCATTTGTAATTAATCTTGATTCTATTTGGGAGTGGATTGGATTTACTTCTAAATATAATGCAAAACGTCTTCTTATAAAGTCATTTATAAATAATACCGACTACATTGTTATTAACAAAATAGATAAAATATCTAATATACAAATTGATATAAATGACAATACTCATTTTAATGACAAAATATTAAGCCTCTCAAAAGAGGATATTAATAAACAACGGGGGGGTGGTCTCAATAAAGAAATAATTTATATAAACGTTAAGACATTTAAAAAATTTTGTCTTCGTGCCAACACGGATAAAGCTGAACAAGTACAAGATTATTATCTTAAAATGGAATCAATCCTTCAGATATACTTAAAACAATGTATCAAAGATAACGCTATCAATAATGCTAATACAAACCGTCTCATGAATGAAATTCAAGATTCTGCCACAAACGAACGCCATAAAGCTCTGCTTGCCGGCTTTGACAAACGACGTCTTGTATATATCTTGTTTATCAAGAACTTAGAAGACGGCCAAATGGTTATTAAAATTGGAAGCACTGAGAAGTTAGGCGACCGTGTAAATCACATTGCTTCTTTTATGAAAGTGACTCCTAAGATTCTCGACGTGTTTCCATGTGAAAATCATAAAAATTTAGAGAACTTTGTCCATAATAACGGTCCTTTACTTGGTCAAAAATATACAGAGGTAATTAACAACGCAGTCTCTCGTGAGACATATGTAATAAAAGACATGAAAACTGTCCAAAAGATCAAATATTTTATTAATAAGAACATCTATCAGTTTTATGCCAGAAGCATCGAAGAACTTCGTCTACAAGTTCGTGATAAAGAGATCGAAAAAGAAATAAAGGTTGTTGAATATTTGTCTAAGCTTGCTGATCGTATTACTGATACAGATACTCTTTTGAAGATTTTGACATATCCTATTATGGTAAACATAACTAACTTAGTTGAGACTTGCATTAATAACAAAGATCAAGATAGTGTTCCTAAAAGTGATTTTAGTGTATCTACTATATCCACTCATACGGACATTAACAACACAAACATTTCTGATACCTCGCCTAACCATACACACTTAACTTCTCAATCTACATTAGTAACTACCGCTCCTTTAACTACTGTTGAAACCAATACTATATCTACACCTATCGCTCTCGGTCACAAAGGCCATAATCAAGGCCCGATTGTCCAACTATATGATCCCGCTGATTTGACTTCAACTCCTCGCGTGATAAATGGTCTTATGCAAGCCATTATTGATATTAAAGGAGCTAATCTTAAGCTCATAAAAGATGCTGCCGCTCATCGTACAGTCTACAAAGGATATAGATGGTTTTTATTGCCTCGTACTGATTTAAATCCTGCTATAGTTCGCGATATTGGAGAAACAATTAGCACGCGTGCTCGTATTACTGGCTATATTGCTCAATTAAATTTAGACAAATCTAATGTTATAAAGGTGTATCCCCTTCAAATAAGCGCGGCTGAAGCCATGCAAGAGCATCCTAGCGTTATGAGTAATGCGGTTAAGTATTGTACAATTGCTAGAGGCTTCTATTGGATGCCATGGGAGCACGTATCATCTCCACTTCAGACCACATATTTGTCAAGTAACACATTGCCTACTCCTCATAAAAATATCCGCGGAGTTAAAGTGCACCGTCTTAACGCAATTACTGGTGCAATATTAGAGGAATATCCGTCTATTCAATCGGTGTATGTTAAAGAACGCATTACATCAAAGACTATTAAACGTGCTGTCATTGAAAACATTACATATAACGGATATAAATGGAAAATTATTTAAATTAGCAGCAATAAGATAATTAACATAATATTTGTAATTAATGATTCATAACGATCATGACATAAAGACAATTCACCATACACATGCATGTTATGAAGAGTAGTAAGTCATCAACGGTAAGCACCAAAAGAAAATGTAATTATGAGAAAAAACAGACTACATTAGATGCATGCCATCAGCAACAGCTTGATAGTTTTGTAAACAAGTGGAAGCTCACTCAAGAAGGAGGAGGAGATGCCACAACAAATGATATTAATGGAGATCAATTAAATGAAGAAGAAATCGAATATTATACCAAAACTGCTGACATTCTATTCAATTATTACGATTCTATTGAACATCAAGATCGTATTGTTCCCACAAAATACGTTGAAAAAGCATCATCTAAAGGAAAATCTATTATGGATTTCTTTGGATCTTCTCCTCCAGTTACTTCTACAGTTATTCATGAATCATCATCATCGTCATCAGCATCAGCATCAGCATCAGCATCAGCATTAAAGACTGCGGCGGCTATTGTAGAACCTAAACCTACCCCTCATCTTAACAAAGCGTTTCTATATGACCGCTACCTCTCTGCGACAGACGACGACTATGTTAAAGACATTGATGACGTCGATCCGTCATTATGCGAATACTGTAACTCTAATGACCAAACTGTACTCCTTCATGATGGAATGATTTATTGTAATGATTGTTATACCATGCAATATATTATCGTAGATAATGATAAGCCATCATATAAAGAACCACAAAAGGAGATTTCTTATTTGAATTATAAACGTAAGAATCACTTTAATGAATGGCTTAACCAAATTCAGGGCAAAGAGACTACGGTCATTCCTGAAGAAATCTATGATTCTATTATCATGGAAATCAAAAAACTAAAGATATCGAATATGGCTGATATTAGTCACGCTAAAATTCGCGAAATTCTTAAAAAGCTGAGGCTGAATAAATATTACGAACATACACCATTTATTTATAATAGAATCACCAATATACCCAATCAGTACCTTTCTCCTGAACTAGAGGATAAACTTCGCAATATGTTCGAACAAATCCAAGTTCCCTTTTTGAAACATGCTCCCGTATCGCGAAAGAATTTCTTATCTTATTCATATTGTATTCATAAAATGCTTCAACTATTGGGTGAAGATCAATATCTTTCCTTCTTTCCTCTTCTGAAAAATCGTGAAAAGCTACATCAACAAGAACAAATATGGAAAAAGATATGCGAAGAACTACAATGGATGTTTATTCGATCAATTTAATTACTTTTATAGATCTGTGTTTTCTTCTTTTAAGGGATTTTGTTTTTTTATAAGAATGCTATTGGCGTCCTTGTATGTAGATATATCTGGTACATTAGAGTCTATTCCTCATTCGCTTTTTTTATCACTTCAGGAGAACGTTTACTCATCACTTCGCATTTGACATCTGATGAGTATACGGCCCTTTTTCTTTTTTTGAGTTTGGCTATAGAAGAACAACCGCATCAGTTACATCAGCCACATATACTTGTTGTCCTTTTGTATGTGTTTGATGGATTCTCAAAGGATTTTGTTTTTCTATAAGAATGTCAGAACGTCCTTCTTTTTGTGTAGATGTATGTTTGACTAATGCGTTAGCTTTAAATACTACTTAAAGAAATAGCCGCATAGACTTAGTATGAATTTTGTCGCAGAGGATATTCATACAATATACATGCGCCATTATCATAGAATCTTGCACTAAATTCCATACGTAATCATGAACGTATAATATGTTCAGGAGTATGTATGGATACTGTGCGGGCTATATAAAAAGAAGAAAGAGAATAAAACTACATCTACTGTCTTTTTGTCTGATGGATTCTCGGGAGATTCTCAATTTTTATAATAATGCAAAAACGTCCTTGTGTAGATGTAGTTGATGCGTTAGGTTTATAAAAAGAAAGAGAGAAAGAGAAAAAGAAAGAGAGAAAGAGAAAAAGAGAAGAAAAAGAAGACACATCAGCTACATATACTTGTTGTCTTTTCAGGATTCTCGAGGGATTTTCAATTTCTATAATAATGCCAAAATGTCCTTGTGTATATGTAGCGTTAGGTTTATAAAAAGAAAAAGAAAAAGAAAAAGAAAAAAGAAGACACATCAGCTACATATACCTGTTGTCTTTTCAGGATTCTCGAGGGATTTTCAATTTCTATAATAATGCCAGAACGTCCTTGTGTATATGTAGCGTTAGGTTTATAAAAAGAAAAAGAGAAAGAAAAAGAAAAAGAGAAGACGCATCAGCTACATCTATTTATTGTCCTTTTAGGATTCTCGAGGGATTTTCAATTTCTATAATAATGCCAGAACGTCCTTGTGTATATGTAGCGTTAGGTTTATAAAAAGAAAAAGAGAAAGAAAAAGAAAAAGAGAAGACGCATCAGCTACATCTATTTATTGTCCTTTTAGGATTCTCGAGGGATTTTCAAT